CTCCACTCTTGATTCTCTCTTACCGCATCTAAAAATTCATTAGTTATATTAATTCCGTTGTGTATATTTAAACACTTCCTGTTTATATCTCCGCCTGATTCTTTACGCATGTTAATAAACTCTTCAATCTCGGGATGAGATATGTCCATGTATGCAGCATAAGAACCTCGTCTAGTTACACCTTGATTGAAGGCTAACATCTGAGAATCTACAACATGCATAAAAGGGATTGATCCAGTAGACCGAGAACCTTGTTGAGTAGCAACACCATTACTTCTTACGTCACCCCAATAACCACCGATACCACCACCTGAACTAGCAAGCCATATGTTCTCATCATAATGATCAGAAAGACCTCTCCTACTATCTGGTACATAATTAAGGAAGCAGCTAATAGGTAAGCCACGAGTTGTTCCTCCGTTAGAAAGTATAGGGGTACTAAACATAAACCACAAATCGGAACTGTATTGATATAATCTTTGAGCAAGATCGAAATCAGTTTCTCCTTTAAAGGTTGCTGCAAATACTGATGCTCTAGCAAAAGCTTCTTGTGCATGTGTCTCCTCTTCCCACAAGTATCTATCTCTTAATGTATCTAGACTAAACTTGTCTAGTTTCTTTTCCTTATCGTAGTCTATTACTATTCCTAAGTAAGGCTTCTTGCCTATCTTATCTTCAATCATCTGTTTCTCCTAAATGATATTTTGTATCTTCTAAAGCTATAGCTATTATAGCATAGTGTATTATTTTAAGTAAGTCCATCTCTGCGTCTGACCCTTCTTTCTTACCACATCTCATAGCATACTTCATAATGTTTCCCATACAGAAGCCTTCTCCATGTCCTGCGTCTATAATCATATCAGTTGCTTGATACTTTCCTTGTGCATAATGTCTATCATATGTTCTATCTACATATCTTTGTATCTGTTCTATTATATTTTTCTCGTTAAATTTATATTCCATATTCTGCTGTCCATTCTTTAGGTAAATTATATTCTGAGTACCAAGTAAACCCGTTGGTCTCTGCCCATTCTGCATGACTACGTTTAGTACCATCCTTTCTTTTCTTTGCTGCAGGCATAGCTGCTTGGGGTTGAGCAAATAGAAATACAAGTTCTTGCTTTTCTTTTAAACTTTTCCTTATCCATATATATTTACTATACTCTGCATGATCCCAAAACCTTCCTTTAGCTTCTAGTAAATACTCAACACCATCTATAGTTCTTCTGAAGTCAGGCTCATATGTGTGTTCTACTATGTAGTTTACTTTATCTCCATGATGAGACCATTCTTGTAAAGGTTCTATATGAAGTTTATATTCCCAATTAGAATCATAACCTTTAGGAACATCCTTCTCTGTTGGTCTAACCTTACGTGGTTTACGATAGCCTTTCTTCATTAGTGTATGCTTGTATTTTCTTTTAATCCATCAAGATGATTACCTATAAGGTCTGCCATCCTATCTAAAACTATATCGTCTACATCATCTATACTTCCACCACTAAATAAATAACTACCTATAATTATTATCATTGTAGATAGGTCTTGAGTAAGAAGATCATCCTCTTCCATCGTCAAGTAATTCTTCAAATCTGATTGTTCCAACATCCTTATTCTCCTTACGAACTTTTGTCTTTATCTTTTTAACAAACCATTTAAAACTATATGCAGACAACAATAACTTCCTGTTAGCAAAGACATACTTCTCTTTAGGTAAGTAATCTTTAAAGTTATCTAAGGTAATATCCTTAGCCTCTTCATCGCTAACCATAGTCCTAAGCCAATCAATTAATATTTGTTTAGCATGTCGTCTTATACTTTTTGCTTTGCTTCCATTCATTGTCTAGTTATCTCCAATACATTAGGTTCTTTTTCAACCTTGGTTAAATACATTAACCCTTTAGAATATTTAAATACTCTTAAACCTTTCCCATCATTAGCATCTTTGTGACATTCGTTCTTATGTCTACAGTAGGTGCATCCTCTAGGAAGTTTCATGTTCCCTGCCTTGCCTTCAGGCACAGGATTATAACATAATGCAGGCGGATTGTCAAGCTTAATTGCCTTCTTAACCTCCCTTATTTTGTTACGTGCATTAGGCTTATCAAAGAAGCTAGGTCTATGTAAAGTTATCTCACCACTCTCTTTATTTAAAACAAGGAAACCACCTGCCTTTGTCTTCTCTGCAGTTTCATATGCTGATAGTTGTGCTAGGTATCCGAAAGGATCATCTTCTGCTAACGTACCATTTTTAAATTTACGAAATGCAAAACTAGAGGCGGTCTTAATATCTACAACTTCACCATCAATCTTACAATCCATATGCCCATGCACATGACTAACCTTAACTTCTTTTTGTTCATCAGTAACTTCATGCTCTGCAAGTTTCACTAAGAACAACATAACTTCTTCTAAGATATGCCCATATAAAAATCTTATAAACAAGTGAGGCTCAAGAGGTTGAGTATCTTCACTCTCCGATTTCATATCATACCAAAGCTGTCTTAAAGGTTTACCTATGTTTGACATCCTTAGAGTTTCTTTATCTCTTGGCTTAGGTGTAGCCCAATGACGTAGTGCTTCCTTCATAGAATTACCGAACTCGTCTAGTACTTCTTCACTTACATCAAGTGCTTCACCATCACCCAATACAGATAGCTTCTCGTATATATCTTCTACTAATGTGTCTAATTTTTTCATAGTGTTTTTATTATTTCTTTAGCTTTATCCTGTGTAATTTTAAACCACTCACCCTTTCTTTCTTCTGCAGATTCTTTTAATAAAGAATGTGCTTTAGCTTCTGCTTCTTTTCTATCATCAAAGAATTTACTATAACATAATTTATAATCTCTGAAAGGGCTGCTTGTTTGATATTGTTTACATCTATCTTTAGCATCTATAGCCATCCCTACCTTAACCCAATTACTCCAACAAGGGTTAGATATTACGTAGACATACCCTTCATCTGTTTTTTCATATCCTTTTAAAGAAGCAAAGGCTGCACCTTCAAAAGTTTTAAACCTCCCTGCTTTATGTAAAGGATGAGACTTAGGTACATACTTACCATTCACATACATTCTTGCAGGATTTGATTTAGGATTTGATTTAGCATTTAAAAATACATTTCTTTCTTTTTGACAATCTTTACATCCACTATCTAAACCATCAGTTGCTCCTTTATTTTTATAAAAATCTTCAGTTGATTTTGTTTGTTTACAAATATAACAATACTTAATGTGTTTCACTCCAATCCCTCCCAACTTTGTATTCACCATCCATAGGACAGCGAAGGTCATAATAATTACCTGCAGTTTTAATACAGTCAACTGCTAAACTACCGACATGTTCTGCAATATCTTCCCTTACTTCCATCTGCCACTCATCATGTATGTTCGCAACAAACTTAGCATCATAAGTATTTAGTTTTATAAGAGAATCAAATAGTGCTAGTCCTCTCTTCATAATAACAGCACCTCCTCCTTGTAGTAAACTATTCAATGCAGCATGTTCACTCCTTATAAATATCTTCCTACCATCTAATCCTTTTAAGTATCCTTTCTTTGCTGCTCTTGAAACCTTGTCTCTAAGAGATTTAAATGATGGGTTATTATCAAAGAAATGTTGTCTAAGTCTTTTACCATCGTCTTTATTTCCTCCAACCACGCTTCCAAGTTTCGCATCTCCTGCTCCGTATATGAGTGCATAGATGAATGTCTTTGCCTGATCTCTAGATTCAAGTCCTGCAGATTTTTGATTAGCGGTGTGTATGTCTCCATTAATGATTTCATTTATATACTCCTCGTCATTCATATAATGTGCAAGAAGTCTAAGTTCTAAACCACTCGCATCTATTCCTACTAAGTTGTAACCATCCTCGACAGTCCAACACTCTCTACACTCTTTACCATACAAACTTTTTAAGCTAGGTACTTGAGCTAAGTTAGGTTTGTTGTGTGCCATACGTCCTGTTATTGTACCATTAGGTATAACAAAACCATGCACTCTATCATCCGAACGTAATGCTTTGATCCATGAATCTATTTGTGCAATACGTTTCTGTAAAGTTAAATACCCACCTATAAGTTTTGCTTCAGGTATATTCTTTATATTAATTAATATACTTTCATCTACTATAGGTCTTCCTGTTGGTGTAAACCTTTTAGGTTTCCATCCAAAGTCTTGTAAGTATTCTCCTATTTGTT